GCCCAGCCCGTTATGCTGAGGATGCCGAAGTCGTCTGGATTAGAATTGTGGAGCCGGACGTTGTGCAGGTGAGCCAGCATGACTTCTGGGCGCTCGCTGTGGATGATGTCGCCGTTCGCAAGCATCACCCACCTGCCGGTTCTCTTATTCCAAATCCCCAGAAGGCCCATCGCCTACCTCCTTCCCCTCTACAATCGCTCATACTCGTCGTGAAATTCGCCATCTGGACATCGATAGTATTCATGTCGCCCGAACCTTATAATCCATTCCCCAGGTTTAATCTCTGCCCAGCCTTCTGGCGTATGCAATTGCCAAGTGCCCTCAATTCCAATCATCGCTGAATCCATCCACTCAACAATCTTCCCCACGGATTCAATGCCATAAAACCGTACCGCCTCGACAGTTTCAGGTTTCCTTTTGAACTTGTCGGCCATCATCCTACCCCATCCCCTTCAGCACCCACGCCACCGCCGCCTTGACGGCCCGATCTACCTTGCCCGACTTCAGCACCTTGTCCACCGCTTCCTTGTCCGTCACCCAGCCCCGCGCCTTGTGGAACTTCGCCTGCTCCTTGTGGTGGTGGACGACGGGCGAATAGCTGGCACGGCTGCCGAGAATCATGCCCCAGCCCTTGCGCTGCGTGCCCCAGGAACGGTTGAGCATCTCCGATGTCTTGCGCCCGCCGATGCTGCCGTCCTTCCGGCTCCACCGAGGGCCATACCCGCGTTCGTACCAGCGGTGATTGGGCAAGTTCGCCTCAGACGCTGGCGGGTACTCTGACACGGCATGGTGAATCTCCCGCGTGATGGGCACCGAGGCCCTCTGCACGACGCGCTTCATGTTCCCGTCAAGGGCCCGTTTCAGGTCGGGCGGGACGTGGACGCGGACGGTTACGCTCACAGTCCACGCTCCCAGTCAAGGACGCGCTTTCGTCGGGCCTTTTCATTCCATTCGTCGGCTTCAGTATGCCCACAATGACCGTATTCATCCCAGCACGAATAGCAAGGCGCCTCGATGCACCACCAACAGGACTCATCCTTGCCGGGTTCGATTGGCGTGCCGCAGCGGTTGCATTTCAGGTTTGTGTCGCGGACGGTTACGGGCATCGTGTCTCACCATTCCTTGAACTGAAAGTCAAGAAATTCACCAGAATCGCCATAGTGGCTTTTATACATTGGGCGCACGGCTTTTATTGGTTCGCCCGGCCCCGAGAAATCAAATTCGTGATGTTCTATGACAACCCTGAACAGCGGCCCCGTACATTCAGCATCTGTGACCCGATGAACGACAGTCCCATCTGGCAACTTCAATAGTTCGGCCAATAGGTCATTCGACATATCGAAATAGGCTAACTGCTTCGGCTTTCCTTCCAATAGGTGTATCATCGCTCCGCATTCCTTTCACGGTTACGGGCACTTGACAAATCTCCGAAAATAATGTACACTGTCCTTGTCTAGGTAACGTGAATCGGCCGGTCGTTTTCTTTTGTCAGCATCCCGCTTGCCTGTCGCGTTGCCTAGACACCAACGGCGGCCCAGGCTTGCGGGATGTTGTAATTGAAAGGAGCATGCTATCATGTTGCTATACCAACATCGCCGCATAATTGAGATCAATGATCTCAAGGTGCATCCCCACGATCCTTCTTGCGCCGATCTTCTGTGCTATCTTGAAGATGGTGCATCTGTCTGGATTCTGAAGGAATGGATTGACCAGACAAAGAAGGGTGAACTTGATCAGTATCTCGCTTCTCGTTTTGGCCGAAATCCAAATCATCAGCCTTCCACTGGAACTTGTCCTGATTAGTCATCCAGCGCCTCTCCTACCTCATCCCACCATTCATCTGCCGAGCGCCAGAACTTTCCAGGTGCCGTTTCTGTGAGCCGTAGATTGATGATGCGCTTATCTCCTATCGTGTCGAACCCCTCAACTTCAAACTTGGCACCCCGCTGAATAAGCAATTCCCATTCTTTCATGGTTTCTGCTTCCGCTGCGCGTGTAAGGTAGCCGGCCCTTGAACCCTGGGGAACTGTGATTCTAGCTGCGGATATTTCGCCATGGCCTCCAAATTCCTTCAGCGCGTATTCCTGATTCGTAGACGTTGATGCAAAGCCCCAATCAGTGAATGTTTGGCCCGGCTGTAATTGTGCCATTGCATCGCCAGTCTTTGTGCCAGCAAAGCCACGATAGGCGGTATACTCTTCTGGTGTTGTTGCCCTATTCAACGCTTCAGTAAGAGTGTCTATTCGATCCGCTCCGACCAATTTCCCTGACCGCGCTTCATACCACGATTCAGGCGGTTCCCAATCTGGCTGATTCACACTTCTCCGCAATATAGCATTATCGGTGCGATACGTTGTTCCCTGATATTCATCTAATGCCGTGTTCTCTTTTTCAGATAATGCACCGCGCCATGATTCACCAAAACCAGTTACATCTTGAGTCGGTGTCTCGGCCCTGCCTTCCCCCTCCACCTTCTCCCGCATCGCCCGTTCCCGCGCCGTCTGCTTGGCGATGGCTTCGGCCCTTACGGTGGCCTCGTCGTCCATTGTCAACGATGTGCTGCACCGGCAGTTCGGGTGCGCTGGCGGCCCGTTCGGGAACTCTGCCCGCCAGTCCTCCTCGGGCATCCCGTGCTTGGGAGCGCAGATTAAACACACACTACTGTCTCTCAGTGAATTCCAAACCCTCCGCATCTCCAGCCCCACCTCGTCGCGTATCAGCCGCTGGTGCTGGTTAGTCGCCTCGCTGTAGGCTCTGGTGACCTCCGTCACGCCAATCATGCTGGCCCGGTACTCCCCGAAGGCGGGCTTCAGCAGTGATTCCAGATCGGCCCTCGTCATCCCCGGCGTTTCGATGAAGGTGGACGTCGCTCCCTGTACCAGCGTCCTTGTCGTGTCGGTCAGCCCGGTGACGAGTTCGTAGTTGTACTGCCTCGCCCACCCCAGCGCCTCTTCGCTGATGACGGCCACGTCGAACGTGATGCCCGTCTCCGCTGTCAGTTCCAGGCTGCGCTCCGTCATAATGGAGGCCAGCTCTGGCCCCAGCGCCGCCCGCAAGTCTGCGAATAGCCCTTGCAGGATCTCCTCGGTGGCGCCCCCGCTACGGATGGCCTTGCTAATCTTCTTCTGGTAACGTGCTAGGACTGGCTGGATTCGCTGCTGGACTTCTCTGCGCCGCCTGGCTCGGCTCGGCGGCTCTTTTTTTTTACGGCTTCCCCGCCGTCAACCGCCTCGTTCACTAACGCTTGCGCGTTCCCATACCACTCCCGGATCTGCGCCAGCATCGCCGACTCTTCCGTCTCGGGCCTCGCCCACCGCACCTCGAACGCGGCCTTGACATCTTCGTCCGTCTCCGCCCCGTCCAGCATCGCCTTCACCTGGCGGCTGACGTCGGGCGCCTTGTCGAACGGATTCTCCCCGCCCCCGAACGGTGCGGCGGGTGTTCCCTTGATGGCCAATGGTACGAGCTTCGCGCCCAGCTCCTCGTCTTCCAGGTCATCCAGGCCCAGCTCCTGCCTGGCCTCGTTGACGGTCTTCACCTGCCAGTATTCCCGGCGCTCCTCCACCAGCAGCGCCCTGTCTCGCGGGCGGATGTCCTCTGGCAGCACGGTTAGCGACTCGTCGTAGTATCGCTGCAATATCTGCGCTTCCAGTTCCTCGCCCATCAGCACGAGCAGCGGCCACACGGCGTATTCGATGAGACTGGCGCGTGCGGCCTCAGTGTTGGCCCTCGTCGCTTCCTTGGCCCAGAAGCCCGCCGGCACGCCGAACACGCGGTCGATCTCTTCTCTTGTGAAGGTGCGGCCCGCCAGGAACTCCATGTCCTTGTTGCTGATGCCCAATTCCTGGACGTTCAGGTCGCCGCCACGGCCCACCAGCATCCGCTTGCGGGCAACGAACTCTTCCTGTATCTCCGCCTTGAACCGCTCGTAGTTCGGCTGCGTCATGTTCTCGCCGACGCTCAGGATGGTGCGGAAGGGAACGCCATCGGTGAAGATGTCCTGGTTCCACGCCTGCGCTCCCTTGTCCGTCTTCAGCGCCATGCTGTACGCCGTGAGGGGCGACAGCCCCCGGTGAAAGTCGAACTGATTCGGGAACCGGAAGAAGCACACCTGCTCCTGCGGGATCACGATCTCGGGTTCGCCGTGCTTGCCCTTGTACCCATAGCCGCTGATATATGTCTTCTTATCAGGGATAGGCCGCATCCGTGACGCCGGGACGGGCCATATCTCCGCTAGTTGTCCTGCCTGATCGGGAACGAGCCACCAGTATGCCTCACCGCGCAACAGCCACCAGCCCAGCGTGTACCGCTTCAGGAACGACGCGCCCATGTGCATATTGGGCCGCCGCATGAGCTGTGCAAATTCGTGGTCTGCTAGAATCTCAGCGTCCTCTTCAGGGCCGTCACGTACCTGTAACTTCGCCCGTGCGCCTTCCTTGGCGATCAGGTCGATGTCCGAGTACACCCAGGACGAGGTGATGGCCAGCTTCTCCCAGTCATCGGTTTTCATTTCGCCCCACGTGTCGCCGGTGTACAGCGGGGCTTCGCCTGCAAATACGGTGCC